CGGGGATGCTGGTGACGGTGTGACTGCTCAGCAGGTAACGTTATCTGTTGCCGACCGCTGTCAGTGGCTGGATATGCTACGACATGATATTTACCATTTCGGCATGGGCATTGATACCTCGGACGAACAGTTGGGCAACAATCCTTCTGGCGTTGCGCTGAAATTCAAATACACCCAACTGGACCTCAAGGCAAATCCGCTGATTCTGAAACTGAAAAAGGCGCTGAAAGACCTGTTCTGGTTTTTGACGGATGACATGAACCGCCGGGACGGTACGGACTATGACAGTTCCAAAATCGTTGTGACGGTCAATAAGACAGCTATTTGCAATGATGCGGAAACCGCCCAGATGATTATGCAGTCCCGTGGACTTGTGCCTGACAATATCCTGCTGCAAAAGCATCCTCTGGTTGACGATGCTGCGCAGGCCGAAAAAGATATGGAAGCGCAGCAGGCAAAGCAGGATGAACGCCGCAGCCAAATGTTTGGAAACAATGACGTGCCGCCCGGCCAGAATCAGTCTCCCGGTGGTGATGCCTGATGCGTACCGATGAATATTGGGTGTTCCGTTCCCTGCAGCGCGAAGCGGAAGCCCACGATGGCACTGCCGACACCTTGAAGCGCCTTGCTGCTATGTATGGCGATGCTGATAAAGAGCTCGTCAAAATGATTGACCGGATTTTTCAGAACTTCCGGAAGTATACGGGCATAAGTGAGCAGGAAGCCCGTGAACTGATGTCCGCACAGGAAACCGCCGAACTGCTTGCCGAACTTCGCAAACGGTATGAAGAAACCGGCGATGCAAAAGCGCTGGCAAAGCTGAATGCTCCGGCTTACGGGTACCGTATCAGCCGCCTGCAGGCCGTGCGCAGGGCGATTGAAGCGGAACTCGACAAGCTGGCCGCGCAGGAAGAAAAGGCCGGCACAGGGCAGCTTGTGAAAGCCTACGACGATTCCTATTACAAGACAATGTATGATGCACTGCCCGAACTTCCGGGTACACCGGTTGTACCGCTTTCCCAGGAGGTTGTGCAACAAGCTATACAAAATCCGTGGAAGGGTGAAAACTATTCCTCCCGCGTTTGGAAGAACCGCGATGTGCTGGTGTCGGAAGGTGGAAAGATTATTGACGCCGGTGTCACGGCGGGGAAGTCAATTCAGCAGATGACGGCGGAATTATCCGACTTAATGGACGTCGGCTCTTACGCTGCCGCCCGGCTCATCCGGACAGAAGTCAACCGGATGCACAATGATGCGGCGCTTGAGTCCTACAAGGCAATGGGGCTGAAAGAGTATAAATACCTTGCCACACTGGACTGCCGCACCTGCGCTGTATGTGGGGCATTGGACGGCAAGGTGTTTCCAATAGCCGAAGCACATACCGGCGTAAATTTTCCCCCAATCCATCCAAACGACAGGTGCACGATTGCGCCGAAGATCCCGGGCGTGAAAGTTGACGGCAGCCGTACAGCACGCAATCCGGAAACCGGCCGCAATTACAAAGTGCCGGCGGATATGAACTATGAAAAATGGCGCAAAAGTATCAGTAAGAAGTATGGCGCTGACAGCCTTGAAACAGCACAGAAGAAATACCAGAACCGGAAGGCCGACGCGGAGCAGATGAAAACCTTCCGGAAAGTCATTGGAAAAGATGTACCTGATAATCTTGCTGATTTTCAGAATATGAAGTATAATGAACCTGAACAGTGGAATGACATTAAGTATTATGTCCGCAACATCAATGACCGCCCGGTTGAATATGTAAAGATCGACCGGGAACTTGAAAAACTCGGGATTGTCAATAAAGGCAAGGCTTATCCGGCTGAACCGGTTGAAATCAAAGGATGGCGCGGCCATGCCGAAAAAAGATTAATTCAACGCGGACTTACCAAAGAACAAGCTGTGGCTTTTATGAATCAGGCCAAGGTTATGATGAAGCGCTATCCGGAACCCAATACGGTTCATAATTTTTATTGTAAAAATGGTGTTATTGGTGTAAAAGCTATTGATGGTATAGTCCAGACAGCTTATGGCTCAAAAGAATTTAAAACCGATACGCTTAAATTGTTGGAGGTGATTGATAAATATGTTCCAAACCGTAAATAATGTGCAATGCCCTATGCTTGGCAAGAAAATCGAACTTGGCTATTGTATGGATATTCAGGACGTTGTGGATAACATGATTAAGCCGGAAATTTTGGAAGACAACATTCCCCCTGAAAAATATCCGATCTGCAAAAGGTGCCCAAAGAGAATCGACCCAACCAAATAAACCGCCTGCTAAAATAGCACGGCGGTACTTTTATACCCTTTTGCCCTGAGCACGGCATTAAAAGGCTCATTTGTTATGCTCAAATTTGCCCCACGCTGCCGGGCTTAAAATGCAGCGCGCCGCCCGGCGGAGTCAACCGCCTTTAAAAAATCTGCGGCGGAAAGGATTCACATGGACCTAAAAGAAGCACTGGGCGACGAACTCTATACAAAAGTCGCCGAAAAACTCAAAGGCAATGAGAAAGTGAAGCTTGCCAATCTGGCTGATGGCGGCTATGTTGGCAAAGAAAAATTCGATGCCAGCGAAACAACCGTTAAAGACCTGAAGCAGCAGCTTACTGACCGTGACAAGGACATTGCCGCGCTGAAGAAATCGACAGGTGACAATGAGACACTGGCAAAACAGCTTTCCGACCTGCAGGAAAAGTATAAAACCGATACGGAAACTCTGCAGAACAAGATGAATCAGAATGCTTTGAATGCTGCCCTTGACCTCGGTATCACGAAAGCCAAAGGCAAAAATACAAAGGCAATCAAGGCGCTGCTGGACACATCCAAAATGACCGTAAAAGATGATGGCACGATTGACGGCTTTGATGCCGCACTGGATGGCCTTAAAAAGTCGGACAGCTATCTGTTTGAAAACGTTGAAACCAAGCCAGAAGGAAACGGATTTCAGACCGGCGCACCAAGCCCCGATGCACCGGAAACAAAAGCAGTCGCGGACGCATTTGCCGCGGCAAGGGGAACATTTTAAGGAGTGATATTTTATGCCTATTAACACATTAGCAATGGCAACCCTGTTTCAGCAGCAGTTGGATAAACAAATGCTGGAAGGGGCCACATCCGGATGGATGGAGGCAAACGCCGGACAGGTCAAGTATTCCGGCGGAAGCGAAGTCAAGATTCCTAAAATGACCATGGACGGCCTTGCAAACTATGACCGTGACAAGGGCTATACGCAGGGCGGCGTTACCCTTGCCTATGAAACAAAGACTATGACACAGGACAGAAACCGTAAGTTCCAACTTGACCGAATCGATGTAGACGAATCCAATTTTATTGCGACTGCCGCAAATGTAACCACCGAATTCCAGCGGCTGAATGTGATTCCGGAAGTTGATGCTTACCGTTACAGCAAACTGGCAGCACTGGCCGCAGGTGCGTCCCACAAGATGGAATACACCCCTGCAGCCACGGATATCCTTGCAAAGCTGCTCGCAGATATTTCTACTGTACAGGATGCAGTGGGTGAGTCTGAACCGCTTGTCATTATGATGAGTATTCCAACTGCAACCGTGCTTGCGCAGTCAGACAAAATCGAAAAAATTCTGGATACCACGCAGTTTACGCAAGGCAGCTTGCAGACCAAGGTACGGTCTATTGACGGCACACCAATTCTGCGCATTCCGTCGGCACGCATGAAGACTGCGTATGTCTTTAACGACGGGACGACTGCTGGACAGGCTGCAGGGGGCTTTGCTCCGGCAGCGGGTGCGGTGGACGTGAACTGGATTATTTCACCGCGCCGCGCGCCAATCGCAATTTCCAAAACGGATACCATGAAAATTTTTGACCCAAACACCAACCAGAACGCGGATGCTTGGCTGATTGAGTACCGTAAATTCCATGACTTGTGGGTCGCAGATAATCAGCTGGCTGCCGTGTGGGTCAATCAGAAGCCTGCGTCATAAGGGAGGGATGAATCATGATTGAGCTGAAAAAGCTGAATGTTCACCGCATTGTAGCAACGCAGGAAGAGGCCGGCAAACTGATTGCCAACGGTTTTAAGGTTGTACCGGAACAGCCGCCGGAAAAACCTGCGAAAGCGAAGGGATAACATGACACTGCTGGAACAGGTGAAGCTGCTGTTAGGGATTAGGGATACTGAAAAAGACGCTCTGTTGAGCGTGCTGTGCGATACCGTGACGGAACAGGTAAAAACCTACTGCCGACTTTCCGATGTGTCAAGTGCAGGCCTGCAGGGCCTTATGGCCGATATGGTGGTGAGCCGGTATCGGGCGCGCGGGTATGGACAGGAAGCAGAGCCGAAAGTGGTGTCTTCTATTTCTGAGGGTGACACGTCCCTATCCTACAAGACCACGCAAAGTGCAGTGAATGGTGAACTGACGGAGGACGATCGGCAGGCACTTTCACCATACAGAAAGCTGTGGCCGTGATGAACTTATCCGTTTATGCCACAGAGCTTACCATTATGCATGATAAAACCGCATGGCTATTCAAAAAAGAAAAAATCCCCAGTGATTACATTGGCGACACTTACCAGTGGACACCTGCCGGGGCAGTTCAGTGCAGCGTGCAGCCTGTCAGCGACAAGGCAACCGAAGAACTGTACGGCCTGCGCGTGGAGCATATGGTACAGCTGCACGCTGCGCCGGATGCTCCGATTGCCGACGGAATGGGCGCTGCTTTTACTGCAGGCACAGAGAAGCCGGAGTATAAGGTCATATCTGTAAAACACCGACAGACACACACTTACGCATTGTTGGAGGTGATTGACGGTGGAAGTCAAAGTGGAGGGGCTTGACCGGTTGCTAAAAAAGTTGGATAAGCTGGGCGGCAGTATTGAGCAAAGCACGCAAAAGGCCTTGCTGAAAGGCGGCGCGATGTTTGAATCAGATGCAAAAGAACGGTGCCCGGTAGACACTGGGGAACTGCGCGAGAGCATCCACACCGAAGCCAAAGATGCGCAGACCGTGACCGTTGGCACCAGCTGTGAACATGGCGTCTATGTGGAATATGGCACTGGTCCGAAAGGAGACCCCTCCGTTCCACACACAACGAAAAAGTCATGGCGGTACAAGGGCAAAGACGGCAGCTGGCATACGTCCCATGGGCAGCCACCACAGCCATTCATGCGCACGGCATTCAGCGAAAACAAAGACAAAGTTGTGGATGCCGTGAAAGAGTTCATCAAAGAGGATGTGAAAAATCTGGAATGATTGACATGAATGTGGAAGTCGCCACCCTGCTGAAGCCCACGTGTAATGTGCAGCTGGCCTTTCCAGAGGTAAATTCGGAGTTCCCTTATGTTTCACTCTCTGAGATTGGCAATACCGCTGCCGCCATCCTCAACAGTAAAGAGCGCTACTCACGCTATGAGTGCCAGCTTGACGTGTGGGACACGGCAGAGAATGGCAATACGCCGGAGCGCTGCGTAAAGCTGGCAGAGACAGTCAGTGATACGATGATTTCGGCTGGCTTTACCCGCGTGGCCGGAAAATTGATGAAGGACCCCAGCGGGTTGCATCGGTACATGACGGGTTTTACCGGCTGGGTAGACAACAAAACAAAAACAATTTACCGAGGAGGTTTTTAATTATGGCAGAAAATGTAGTATTGGGTACATACCTCTCAATGGCAGATACAGAGAACGGCACCTACAAAAAACTGTACGGCATGAGCAAGGTGCCGGACATGAGTTCCGAAGCGGACAAAGTCGACGTTACAAATCTGATGGATAAGAACAAACGCAACATTCCGGGCATTATGGACTTGGGTGAACCGGAGTTTGAATTCTTTAACGACGACACTTCCACAGAGCCCATCAGCGGCGATATGCTGATGAACTCCTACAAGGCTCTGCGTGCTGCTGAACTGGCACGGCAGGCCAAGTGGTTCAAATTGATTTACCCTGACCATACCGGTTTCCAGTTCAGCGCTTATGTGTCCACAACTCGTACAGGCGGTGGCACCGGTGATGCCCTGCAGTTCAAGGCAAAGATGATGATTAATAGCAATATTAAAGACATTGTTGAATCAGCTGAACCAGCTGGAACGGGCTCTTAAATCCGTTTCACGTTCATTAAACCATAACTTTTTAACTTAAAAGGAGCTTATTTATCATGACAAAACCTTATATTATCTGGAACGTAAATGGGAAAGACTACCGCCTGCGCATGACAACTTTCAATGCAATGCAGGTTGAAAAACAGCTCGGTATGGGTGCGACAGAGGCCCTTAACCATTTGATGGATTCCCGCGTCATTGTCGGTATGCTGTGGGGCGGTCTGCAGAAGTACCATCACGGAATGAATTTGCGCGAAGTCTGTGATTTATATGATGATTACCTTGCTGGAGGCGGAAACGCTGAAAAGATTATCGATATTCTTATGCAATTACTGGCACAGATTGGTATTGGCGATACTGAAAGCAGCACGGAGGATGATGCAAAAAACGTGGAAAGCCCTGCGGCAGGCGATACAACAATTTAGCGGATTACATATCCGACCTGCAGCAGAACGCGCTTTTTGTCGGCATCCCAATTGAACAGTTCTGGCGTATGACGTGTGTAGAGGTATCGGAAGAAATCAATGCTTATAACCGCCGCAAAAAGCTGGACTATCAGGAGCAGGCACAGTTTAGGGCGCAGATGGATTACCGGCTGGCAAGCATGATTTCAGTCGGCTACAATGACCCGAAAAAGTTTCCAAAAACGCTCAATGACGTTTATCCGGATTTATTCCCAGATGAGGGATGGAAACAGAGCAAGTCAAACTTTGCACGCTATGCCGAAGAATTTAATCACCGGAGGGAGGCGAAAGGACGTGACGGTTGAGAAACTGCAGATTGTTATATCAGCAAAAACAGAGCAGGTCAGGGAAAAAATCGACAAGCTGAAAAAGTCTATTGCCAACATTCAGCCAAAGAAAATGCCAGAAGTAAATGTGTCAACTACTCCTGCACAAGGCAGCCTGAAAAAGCTGCAGTCTGAAGTTGAGCGGACACAGGCAAAAATCAGCAAGCTCAATGAAAAGATGAATAGTGCGTTTGCACAGCAGGATGTAATCGCTGAAAAATATAAGGGCCTTCCAAATATTACGGGCATGAGTAAAGACCAATCCTATGATTACATGGTTGGCCAAGACCCGCAGATGCAGGCACTTAATACGCAGCTTGACGCCCTTGACGCAAAGATGGCACCGCTCAAAGAACACCTTGCGCAGACAAAAGCACAGATGTCAGAAGTGGGAAAGGCTGCATCTTCGGCGGCGCCCAAAACGGAAAAGCTGGGAAGAGCTGCAAGGACAGCTGGTACTCATTTGCAGAAGGCCGGGCGCAGCAGTGGATTTTTTGGCCGGGTGGTTAAGTCCACAATGCTAAGTATGGCGATATATGCTGGAGTGTCCTTTGTAACCAAGTCTATTGCAGAGGGATTCCAGAATATGGCGCTGGCAAGCGGACAGGCCAATGCAGCAATGTCCGCTTTGGCAACCAACGGGCTTTATCTGAAAAACAGTTTTGCATCGGCTGTATATCCAATCGTGCAGGCGCTTACACCTGCCTTTACAGCCTTGAGTAATGCAATTGCGGACGTACTGCAGAAAATAGGCATGTTCTTTGCCGCCCTGAATGGGCAGAAGACTGTCACTGTGGCGAAAAGAGCACAGGTGGATTATGCGGAGACCATCACTCAATCCGGAAATAATGCGCTTCAGGCGCAGCAGAAGCAGCAGGCAGCCGCAGAAAAGGCCGCGGCAGCACAGGAAAAAGCAGCCGCAAGAGCAGGAAAGGCACAGGAAAAAGCTGCTGCCGCTGCCGCAAAAGCGGAAAAGATAGCGGCAGAGAAAACAGCGGCATCACAAGAGAAAGCGGCTAAACAGCAGACTGCCGCAGAAGCGCGCGTACAGAAAGCAGTTGAAAATCACCAGAAAAAGGTTGACGCGCTCAAAAAGTCTATTATGTCGTTTGATGAACTCAACATTTTGGGGGATACAAAAGATACGTGGACGGCGCCAACTGTGCCAAATTATGAAGCGACTACATACAATCCAGCAGAAACAGCAGCCGCTTCCGTTCCAACTTATACTTATACGGCTCCGGCGGCTGCATCTGCGGTGAAATGGAACGGGATGCCGTCACCAACGGATATGTTTCAGCAAAAACCCATTCCCTCGAAAATAGCTGATTTGGCAAACAAGATTAAGCAAATTTTAACTGATTTAAAAATGTTTTTAATTCCCGGAATGCTTTTAGTACTCGGTACGATTCTTTGCCTTACGGGTCACCCAGCTATCGGGATTGGAATGATTATAGCCGGAGTGGCAGGAATGGCATATGAAGTGGCTGTGCACTGGGGCACGATGTCCGCAAAGGTAAAGATGGAGCTTGCTGCCATGCTGGGGTTCATTGGGCTTGGAATGCTCGCAGCCGGCCTTATTATGATGCTTGCGTGTCCTGCAAAGCTTGGACTTGGTCTCTTTTTATTTATTACCGGAGCCGCTATCACAGCTGCCGCCTATGCGATTGCTTGGGGAGCATCTTCTGACAAGGTAAAGATGCAGCTTAACATGATTATGGCATCCGCTGTGGCCGCACTTTTGGCTCTTGGAATTATTATCACTTTAGCTTGTCCGGCAAAGATGGGATTAGGGATTGCCATGATAGCCGCGGGAGCAATTGGATTGGTGGCTCTGGTAGCATTAAACTCCAAATATGCAAGCAGTCAGGTCAAATCTCAGCTCACGACGATTATGGCGATATGCGGTGCGGCCATGCTTGCCTTAGGTATCATTCTTACTTTAGCCTGTCCGGGTGCGCGTGCATTAGGAATCGGCCTGATTGTAGCCGGTGCAGCCTCCCTTGCGGGAGCAGTTGCGGTAAACTGGGGCAGCCTAAAAGGCATAATTAAAAGAGTTTTAGCCGACATTATGTCTATTATAGGTGCTGCAAGTGCTGCAATTGGTTTGATTTTGTGTCTTACAGGTGTAGGCATACCTCTCGGCATTGGACTGATTTTGGCAGGCATGGCTTTGACACATAAGGCTGTATCCATTAGTAAAACACCTATTACAGACTGGGCGAAAGGCGCGGTCAATGGTATCATCGAAATTTTTGAATCTGGCGTCAACTTTATTATATCCATGCTGAACCATCTGCATTGGGATATTCCTGATTGGGTACCGCTGGTGGGCGGAAAATCATTTGGATTTGCTATTTCGCCGATTCACATCTCGCGTTTGGCAAACGGCGGTTTGGTAACCAAATCAACCCTTGCAAACATTGGTGAGGGTGAGTACCAGGAAGCTGTGCTGCCACTGTCAGATGACGTCTATGCCAAAATTGCGCAGGGCATCATCAAGAACGTAAAAGATAGAAAGGACGCACAAATTTCAACCGGTATTGTATCCATTCAAAGTAAGGTGGATGAGAGTTCATTTCAGTCCACCGAGCAGGCGGCTGCCGGATTGACTGAAAACTTATGGGCATCGGCAGATACCCGCAAAAAAGTTGTGTCGGATGAAACGGATTACGCATCTAAAAAGTATCAATCTGTCACGGCTAGTTTGTCCACGTCTGTGCCAGCATTTTTAAGCAATATGACGGGACAGACGCAGGGGACGTCAAAGGCCATCCAGAATGATACCACCAGCAAATGGAACAGCATTTACACGTTTCTGTCCGGCAAGTTCAGCGGTATTTCCACGTCTGCAAAAACAAGTTTCACGGCTGTGAAGAACTATGAGCGAACCAATTTTGCGCAGGCGCAGCAGGATGTACAGACAAAGTCCGCAAGTATGTGCAGCACCGCTTCCGAAAAGTTTAGGTCTATAGCGAATAACGCAAATACCTATTTCGGACGGGTCAAATCTTCCGCACAGTCCTATATGAGCGGCACTTATTCAGTGGTGGACAGCAATTCGCGCAAAACTGCGAACAGCGTATCCACCAACATTGGCGGCGCCATCAACGGCGTTGTAACAGGAATCAATGCAGTATTGTCTGCGGTTGGCAGCAGCAAAAGTGTACCGCGGGTTGCCATTGCACATTATGCTTATGGCACTGGTTTTCATCCCGGCGGTCCGGCACTTGTGAACGACCAGCAGGGGAGCACCTACCGTGAGGCAGTGCAGTACCCGGATGGGAGAACTTTTATCCCGCAGGGCAGAAATGTTTACATCCCGAATCTGCCGCGTGGCTCCGCAGTAATGCCCGCAGCGCTGACAGCCAAAACATTCAAGTACGCTTCCGGTGTCGGGCAGTTCTTTGGCACCTCTGCAGAAGATATGCAGAAGCAGCTTGTAGACTACATCTTTGCAGTGAAAGACCCACAGAAGATATTGCAAACTGCCGTTGATGCATCTACCACAAAACGGCCAATCAATGAACCGTGGATGTCCATGGAAACAGGTGTTGTGAAATACCTTACCCACATGTCCGCGGATGCACTAAAAGGGCTGATTCAAAAGTTCATTGAGCAAAGCAACGGCACTGTGGAAGCGCTGCTGCGTGTGGCGTCCTCACAGGTTGGGAATACAAATCCTGCCGCATATTGGAACTTTGCAGGTATGCAGGGCGCTTGGTGCGATATGTTTGTCAGCTGGTGCTTAAAGCACGCGGGTATCAAAGAGGGCTACGGCTCTTATGTGCCGGGCACCATGGACTGGTACAAGCAGCGCAACCGCTGGACTGATATCCCAAGCCCCGGCAGTCTGATATTCTATGACTGGAACAACGACCGGACGCCCGACCATATCGGCATTGTGGAATCTATTGCTGACGGCCTTGTGAACACCATCGAGGGCAATACAACCGGCCCCGGTGGTGGAACTGGCGTATACCGGAAGCAGCGGCACGAGGGCAGCTCTATTTTGGGATATGCCATCCCGATGTTTACTGGCGGTGCAGGATATGGTGCTAACTTTACCGGTTCCGGTGTGGAACGTTGGCGCTCTTTGGCTACAAAAGCATTGCAAATGACCGGGCATTATTCCGCGCACAATGTAGACTTGTTGTTGGCACAGATGAACACAGAGTCCAGTGGACAGGTAAACCCAGCAGACTACAAGGACGTGAACTATTTTGCAGGGCATCCGTCTAAAGGATTGATGCAGGTTATTCCGGAAACATTTGCGTCTTACGCAATGCCCGGGTACAACACAAACATCCTTGACCCGCTTAGCAATATTCTTGCTGCTATTCGCTATACATGGAGTCGCTACGGTGGCGCTGAAGGCGTATGGGGACAGGGGCATGGTTATGCAAACGGCGTTGGCAGTCTCAAATGGGGCGGTTGGAAGGCAAAAGGCGGTGTGTTTACCGCTCCGACGATTGTCGGACTGGGTGACGACGGGGATGAAGCCGCCCTGCCGCTGAATGAGGAAACATATTCACGGATTGCAGACGGAATAGAACGGAATCAAGACAGCTCTGGCCGGGGCATTTCTCTGGTGCTGAACAGAATGGACAAGTTGGAGGAAGCAATTCGGCACATGAGCATCGCCCTGTACACGGACGACCGCACCATTGCTGAATCGGCCAACAGAGGGAATACACAAATCAGTAAACGCTATCACAGAATAGTCCCCAGATAAAAAAGAAGCAGGCGGCTTGAAAACCGTCTGCTTTTTACTATGCACGAAAATGATTACTTCGAAATATTTGCAGAAAATGTAGCTACTTTGTTTAGCGGATTAATATCTATTTTTGTACTATTGTTGTCTAACCCATAGGCCATCGAAGCATTTTCATTCTTATTCTTCCTTCCTTAACCTGCTAAATCCTCCTACAGTTTATCATATAAGAAAAAATATGTCAAGAATTGCTGCGCTTCGGCGTGGCATTTTTATACTTTGAGGGTGATGCTATGCTACAAATTTTGAAAGTAAATGATACGGTGCTGCAGACTCCGGCAAACGTTAAATGGGCTCTGCAAGACATTTCCAGCTCAAATTCCGGCCGCACACTTGACGGCGTAATGCACAAAGACCGTATAGCTCAAAAAGTCAAATTGTCGTGTTCATGGTCTGCAATGCCGTTTTCGGACGCATCAACGCTGTTAAGAAACGTAAATTCACAGATAACTTTTAACCTCACGTATTTTGATGTCATGCAGAACGGCATTCGCACGGCAAGGTTTTATGTCGGCGACCGCACGGCAGCATATCTGTGGGTCTGGGACGATGACGGCTATGTAAAAGATGTTTCCTTTAATTTTATTGAAGTGTAGGTGAAAAACATTGATTCAGACAAGCACGGCGTACCAGCGGAAAATAGCCCTTGACGGGCGCAGGCAGAAAGTCAGCCTACTTGTCGTGCTGCGCAACAGCTATACTTATTCATTCTCGAATGAGGACGTCATGGAAGGCGGGATATCGCTTTCAGACGGCACAAGCGAGCAGAATTCGCTTAGTGTCGGTTCGTTCATAAGTAGATGCCTGACGGTCAAGCTGTATAACTTTGACGGCAGGCTCGCTGAAAGCCAGTTTGAGGGCTCAACTGTTTCCATTAAAGTCGGGCTTGTTATGGAAGATGCAACAGAAGATTCCGCGGAAAAAGTTGAATGGGTGTACCCCGGCACTTTTTACACAGGCGAGCACGCGGAGAGCGGCGGCATCATAACGCTGACGGCGTATGACAAGTCGGTGAAATTTGACCGGAAATACAACAGTGCACTGCAGTATCCGGCAACACTTTACCAGATACTGTGGGACGCCTGTAAAAGCTGCGGTGTTGAGCTTGCGAATGTGTACTTTGCCAACATGGATTATGTAGTGACGTCAAGACCTTCAGACAGTGCCACCACTTACGCGGGCATTGTTTCTTATGCCGCGCAACTTGCCGGCTGCTGGGCGCGGATAAATAGTCAGGGACAGCTTGTGCTTGGCTGGTATGACACGGACGAATTCTATTCAGAATCTGGGAACACGGTGGACGGCGGCAGCTTTAGCGATTACTCGCAGGCAGACGCCTTAGACGGCGACAAGTTTTACCCGGAAAGCGAGGCTGTGGACGGTGGGACGCTGCTGGATTGCCCGGAGAGGGATTCTGCCGACGGCGGCAGCTTTAGCGATTACTCGCAGGCAGAGATGCTCAATGGCGGCGACTTTTTCGACTACGGGCGTCAGACTGAGGACGCCGTAACCGGTGGTGTATTCCGCCAAGGATTGTCAACGCCGGTAACAATTTCTTCCCTTGCCTCCTGCACGGTGCCTACGGAAGACGTGCGCATAACCGGCGTGGCAATAATTCCAAAAGATGACAAGGCAGCACCTGTAATGCAAGGCACTGATGATTATGTCATATCCATAAAAGATAATCCCCTCGCGCAGGGCAGCCTTGGGCGGCTTCTCGACGGGATAGCAAAGCAGCTTGTTGATTTCCAGTTCCGGCCGATGGAAGTGTCGGCGTGGGATAATCCGAGCATTGAAGCGGGCGATGTGGCATACCTGACCGACCCGAAAGGAAACCGCTACAAAACGATTATCAGCAACCTTACATATGAATTCGGCAATTATGAAAAGTTTTCAGCCGACGCAGAATCAAAAAGCGACAATCAGGCGTCGCTGCACAGCAATTCTGAAAAATCCACGGCAGCGCTCAGGGCAGACACGGGGAAAGCGATAGACGGAACGAATGGAAAAGTCGACAGCCTCGCATCAAACACGGCCGCTTCCGTATCATCAATCAACGGTAATATAAACCTGCTGCAGGCAAATAAAGTCGATACAGACTTCCTACAGGCAAATTACCTTACCGCAAATGACATAAAGGCGGATTACGCAACGGTTAACAGCCTTACGGCAGCTACGGCACGCATATCGACGCTTGAAGTTAGCAGCGTTACGACAGATTACCTGAAAACAAATTACATGGCTGCCAACGACATCGAGTCCACATACGCAACGGTTGAAAATCTCAATGCGACAAACGCGCGGATAGACAGCATCACTGCTTCTATGGTGACGGCAGAATACATTAAAGCACATTATGCCGATATCAATTTAGCAAACATCGCGTCCGGCACAATAAAAACAGCAATGATTGATACTGGAGCTGTAGGCACGGCGCAGATAGCGGACGGCAGCATTACAGATGCTAAAATCGTTGAGCTGACGGCGGACAAAGTCACAGCAGGCACGCTGAGTGTAGAGCGCCTTGTCATAACCGGCAGCGACAAATCAATAGTGTACGCCATAAACGACGCGAACGGCACGGCGCAACTAAGCCAGACGACGGTTGACGGCGGGAGCCTGACCCAGCGGAGCATTACCGCCGACCGCATTGTCGCCGGTGCAATTACTGCTGACGAGATCGCGGCTCACACGATCACCGCTAACGAGCTTGCGGTCGGGACAATAACAGCAGAAAGCGGTGTCATTGGAAGCATAGATGCCAGCAAAATTACCACAGGCACGATAAGTGCAGACAGGATTGACACAACGAATCTAAAAGCACAAAGAATATATAGCACAGACAGTAACATATATGCAAAAATTGGCACTGTATCATTTGAAGATCAGCTCGAAGTCAGAAGCGGTTCCGGCATAACTATTTATAGCGGAAGCAAATATCATGGCGGCGTGTTATCAACGTTCGACAGCGACTATGACTGGATAACAATGTCTGACGCTTCCGGGAAAAACTGTATTAGTCTTGGGCAAAGCGCAATTACAACGGCTTCACCGTCCAATACACTCTATATATCAAGTGGAATTAATAGCATTTTTATGATGAACAATGGCAGAAGTGGTGACGGAATATTAATTGGGAGTTCTGGCCTCACTTTATCGATTCAACCAAACGGGATATACCGTGGTGCTGAAGACTGGGACGATGGCACTACAGACTTCCATTATCATAAATACGATGATGGTACGCTTATTTGGTGGGGATATTCCGGGGGTAACTACGTTGATGTATCAACCGCTTATGGTAGCACATTTTGGAAAAAAGGATGGACGCTCACCACGTTCACTGCCTCACCAGCATTTGTCGGCAATAGATACACTAGCGTAACAATTACTTCCGGTGGGCTTTTAACCGCGCTTAATGAGAGAGTCGGTAGTGACGGCAAGACCTTGATATTCGACATCCAAAGCCCACTGAAAGTAACCAACATAATATTTGGATTTTCTTATTTGATTGTGGGACGCTGGAAATAATTAAGGGAGGCTATTAAAATGGCGGTTACACAGGAAAAGATACTTATCCGGAGAGGAAATAAAAGTGATTTGGTTGTTGGCAACTTGCAACCGGGCGAGCCGGTGCTGTGCCTCGATACTGACGAGGCGGGCATTAAAACGTCTGGCGGCAGTATGCTTTGGGCGCCGATGCTGGTTGCAAAGGACGACAGCATCGGAAATACGCATTACGAAAAGTATGCCGATGGCCGTGTACATGAGTGGGGCACCTATGAAAAGGATATTGCCTACACAGTGAAATACGGTGAAACAATGTGGTTCCATTCGGACACGAACGACACGTCGGTTGTACTGCCGGTACAAATTGACACATCGAAATCTTACGTGCCAAATGTGTCATTCGCCACATCCGGGATTGTTTGGTGCGCAAACACTACAGTGCAGAATACGTCTTCGGGCGGCAATACTGTCTCGACACTATATTACCGCACTGTTTCCGGTTCACGGCAAGCCGATTTGCCGGTAGAAATTCACTGGGACATATGGGGCTTTTGGAAATAATTAAGGAGGGCATTACATAATGGGAATCGCAAACCGCAGGCTTGTTGAAAACATCGACATCATGCACCAGGTTGCGCAGAAGCAGCTGCCAGTGAAAGTATCTTACGCGCTTTCGTACAATATCGATAAGGCCGAATCAGCACTGAAAATCTATGAGAAAGAGCGGAGGAAGCTCCTTGAAAAATACTGTGAGAAAGATAAGGGCGGAAACCTTGCAGTCGGAAGCGATGGACGGTCTGCAAAGTTTAAGGACGGAGACGCCAAGGAAAGCTTTAAAAAAGACATTGAACTGCTGCTTGACATTGAAGCGGACATAAGCATAAGGAAAATTAAGCTCACCGACCTTGCGGGGACTAACTTTTCCGCGGCGGAAATAAGTGCAATCAGTGATATGATTGATGAAAAATAGCCGCTCTTCAACAGGGTGGCTAAATTTATGCGAAAAATTAGCCAGTGAAGGCTGTTTTAAGCCTCTGTTGGCCTGATTTATGGAGGGTGATGTTTATGAGCATCAAAGGAATTGATGTTAGTTACTGCAATGGCACCGTTGACTGGGCAAAGGCAAAGGCTGCTGGCATTCAGTTTGCCATGCTGCGTGCGGGCTACGGCATAATCGGAGGTTAATACATAATGGCAAAAGTATATTTAGACCCGGGACATGGTGGATATGATAGCGGTGCCTGTGGCTGCGGCAAGCGGGAATGTGACCTTGCCCTACAAATTGCGCTTAAAGTTCGTGACAAGCTAACGGCGGCAGGGATGCAGGTACGTATGAGCCGAACGAGTAACAACGTGCCTTGCAATTGCGACCATGACGAACTTCCTAGGCGCCCACGAGAAGCAAATAATTGGGACGCTGACATCTATGTAAGTATCCACCTTAACGCTTGCCCTGGCGGCCATGGCATCGAAACGTTGCATAGCGTTGTAGGTGGTAAGTCTACCGTACTGGCACAGGACATCCAGGCTGCTGTACTAGCGGCTTGCCCCGGGTACACTGATAGAGGGTTGAAAACACAGCTATCCAGCGACGGCGTTCATGACCGTGTGTGCGTTATCCGTGAGTCTGCCATGCCTGCGGCGCTTGTAGAATGCGGATTTATTGACAATCCGGCGGATATGAGCCACTGGAATGCGGACAAGTTTGCACAAGGCATTACGGCTGGTATCTGCAAATATTTTGGCGTAATTACTAACATCTCTGCAACACCCCAAGCACAAGCGGCCGCATCCAGTGGTGGCAGAAGCGCCATCATCTGTACCGCACAGCAGTTTTACAATGCTCGCGGTGCCGGACTCAAGACAGACGGATACTGGGGACCCGCTACGCGCAAGGCGGCAACCGCCAGTGTCCAGCGCGGATGTAATCAAGCCTATGGCGCGGGACTTACCGTGGATGGCATTTGGGGACCGCGCACCGAGGCGGCCGTGCGCACACTCCGGCGCGGCAATGATAACGCTGCCGTCTGGTCACTGCAGGCTGTCCTTATGGCACATGGGTACAGTGTCGGCTCTGCCGGCATCGACGGCAAATTCGGCGCCGGTACGGAAGCAGCGGTTCGGACGTACCAACGTGCGGCCGGGCTGACGGTTGATGGTTTGGCCGGCAGGGCAACCTTCGCAGCACTGTGCAAGTAGGGAGGCACAAATGTGACGGGATTTGAGGAGATGGCAAAGGAAGCGCTTGACAGTGCGAAGAGTGCACACCACAGAATAGACGGACTAGAAGAAGAAATCAAAGACATACATAATTTAGCTGAAACAATGGCGGCCATGCAGGAGCAAATGAAAAGCATGGGTGGAGACATATCAGAAGTTAAGGGCAGCATAAAAGTAATTACAAGCAAGCCTGCTAACCGATGGGAACTGCTCGTGCAAACGCTGATAACGGCTTTCGCCGGCGGACTCTGCGCGCTGCTGTTGGCACAAATACATTTTTAGTGGGGGTACATAATGGAAATCAACTGGAAAGTCCGTATGAAGAATCCGCTGTTCTGGGCGCAGATTGCGGTTGCCATTGTGTCGCCTATCCTCGTCGGGCTGGGTATGCAGTGGTCTGATATGACGACTTGGCAGACATTGGGTGGTGCCCTGCTGCGCGCTGTCAGCAACCCGGTGATTGTGGTTGCAATGGTTGCATCTGTGTGGACTGCGCTTACCGACCCAACAACCAAGGGTTTCGGTGACAGCCAGCGGGCACTGAGTTATGAGAATCTGTCCATACAAAATAAAAACATGTGACGGATATTCACATTAGAGATAATAAAAAGTACCCCCCCGGCAGGCGACCATTTTCAGGTCGCCCGCTGAGGGGCATTTTTTGTTGTTTATTTGTTGTTTATTTAATCAAAAACAGCGGTATTGCTCTGCTGCCGCGCTATTTCAAGCGTAAAATAGTTTTTCGGTAAGTTGTAAGCTGCTGCAATTTTAGCAAGCGTGTCATTGCCATCTTATATTTCGTTCAAATTCTTTGCGACTTGAATTAAAAACTTTTTTCTTAATCGCTTCATGGAACGCAATGATACCGGCAAATTAATATCATCCATTCTGATATTTTCAAACAAGTTTAATTTTATAAACTCCCTTTGATACGGTTCTGTAAATTCATCCCATGCCTGCTCTACTGCTTTAATCTTACGTTCATTTTCAGCCTGTCGCAATATTATACGTTCAGCTTTCTGTGCTGTGGTATTACTTGTCCCGCTTCCGCGCGGTTGACCGTCTGAAACGGGTGATGCATGTATGATTTCATCTTCAATCTCTTTTCGGCGCATAAGCATTGCGTAATAGGACTTTGATACATTCACAGCTGTACGGTAAATATCGTTCGGCAGACTTATGTATTTAGGATTGTACATGCGCTCGCCTCCTTATCCATGCGAGCGCCGCATGTCGGGCAGGTCAACCATTCTTCCGTCGGGTCACATCCGTTGTTTCCATGTGTGTCCTCATCTTCGCAGCTACCCCAACTTGTGGAAATGATTCTTCCACAATGTGAACACTCAAACAAAACATCGTGGCCGGGTTCGACTTCCTTCCAGTGAGCGTACACCACCCGCTTATACTCTCCTGCGGCGATGGCGCGGAGCAGGGATGCGGTTTGTTTGAGAAACGGGACGCTATCTTGAGTGCAAATATACGCATCTGTTTCTGCGATTTTAGCTATCCATTCCAGCTTTTCAGCCGCTTCAAGCGGCGTAAGGTCAAGCATGGTTTTTCACTCCTTCAAATTCAAGTTGCCCATCAAGATTTTTATTTTCCATCCACCAATCAAACATCTTCTTGCCGGTACGCCAATCTTTTTTGTCGATAATACCACATTTTCCTAATGCCTTGCGTCGTGCTATGCACCGGTCGAATGCGCAAATGTACATATTTTTATACGCTGGATATTTTGCAAATTCGGCCAAGCGCTTTTTTCGTGATGCTAAAGGGCAGCCGATACAGCCAACACGGTCAAAGGCATAGCCATAATCATATAGCGGGTTATATTCAAGATGCTCTGAGCGTATGTAATTCCATACATCTTCGTCAGTCCAGTCCAGAATTGGTAATACAGATACAGACTTGTGCTTTTTGCAGGCAGCTATCATCTGGCAATCATAAATTTCTGGAAGCTTTTGTGCCTCGCTGAATACTTCTGCTGTATGCTCATAGCTGAATCTTCCCTTGTCTGCTTTCCTAGATGTTCTAATTTCAAATTCTGCGGAATCGGCTCTTCCTTTGCTTTCTGACACTCGAACTCCTGTAGCAATATAGCGGTGGCTTCCGGTAGTTTCTTTCAAAATTCTGCAACAATATCTTGCAAAGCGCGTAGGAGGCATCAATTCCTGTGGAATCAGCGCCCACATGGAAGTGCGCTTGCCTTTATAAACTGGATAGTGAATTTCAGTTTTAACTCCCGCGCATTCAAGCTCGTGCATCTGCCTGCGCACATATCTTACAGTTTCCGGTGCGTCAGCCGTTGTGTGGCTATGCACCACCTCGTATTTAATCCCTGCCGCTTTGGCAATGGCAAGCAGTACGAGAGAGTCTTTACCGCCCGAATTACAAATTAGTAAAGGCTTCTGGTAATATTGCTGTGACATTTTCGCGGCAAGCTGCAACCGCTTTATTGCTGTATGCTCAATGTCAGCCATCGTGTCCCTCCTGTTCCTGCACCTGCTGGGCGAAAAATTCTATTTCGGAGCGCACCGTTTTGAAATCGTCGAATCTGTGGTACCGGCAAGCAAGCTCCAGCGCCTTTTCTGCACGTTTCTTATCGGATTTCAGCGTGGCAATCTGCTCTCTCAGTCGTACAATTTCCATATACTGTGCGGCTTTATCTCGCTCGTCCTGTTCCACCTCGGCAAGCAGGGTGGGAAGGTCATTAAGCACAATCGCCCACGATAAGCACGCGCAGTCAAGGTCATTGCCTTTTTGCTTCTCCGCTTTCGCCTCCTGCTCCCGTGCCTTGATTTCTTCTAAGTACTTAGCGTCCATCATTTTTCCTCCTTAAACTTTATGGTTTTGCAAACACGCAATCTGCCATAATCGTTGTTCTGCCCGTGCCTGATTGGCACAGATTTCGTGTCGCTGATACCGCCTGAGCGTCCACCTGATTCCGTTTACATATGCCAATTCATTTTCAGACAATTCAGGCAATTCTTTTTGACATGCTATGTGGTTTAGCTGTTTTGCCCGCTCGTTTGGGCCGTGTTTGGGTTCGGCAGGCTTAGATATTTTGTGACGCATTTTATCGCCTCCTGATACCCGTGGCAAATGCAAGCGCAATAGCCATGCTCCGATAACTTGTCAATCCACCACAGCTGCTCTTTAGACGGACGCCCTTTAGCCGTTTTAAGTTCTATGTACAGCCCGTGAAACCCTCCATGCGGGCAGGGAAGCGACAAATCCGGTACACCTTTTTTTACTCCGGATGCCTTGTCAACCGCAATTTGTTTTGCATCGGCATAGGCAGTTTCGTTTTTGATGTGGTGTAGCATTGCGAGTTCAGGGAACTGACTGCGAATTGATGGCTGTTCGCTCCAAAGAAAAATCGCATGCTGTATAGATGATTCCTGCATAGGGTTGAGTTTGAACACACGGTTCATCCTGCTTTCCTCCTATCAAATTTGCGCCTTAATATTTCGCTTGCCTGTAATTTTGTCAAATTACTACAGTCGAGTCCTTTGTACATCCGACTTACAAGCTGTACTTGCTTACCGCTCGCCGATTGCGTCCCCCAACGTTTCGCAGATGATATATCCCAGATGTACTTTTCGCTCATATGGTCGCGGCATAGCTGCTGAAATGCACGGTCAAGCGCCTGCTGCATCGGCACAACAGGTCCGCCATTGCGAAAATGTACTTGTCCACAAGCATCTGGTGCTGGTATGCAATATTTTTTTCCGGGAAGTGAAAGTGTCAAATCTCCATCAGGTTGCTTAAACCACCACACACCGTGTGTATTATACGACTGTTTCTTTGCCCATAAGTCAACAATTTCAACATTTCTTATCCAGCTTTCAGGACAGTCGCTCAATTCGGATGCCTTGTCTGGTAGGTCAAACAATAGCCCTTCGAGCGCCTGCTGCTTCTTTTCTGGCACGGGCGATAAATCTATGCCCAATAAAGACGGGGCCGTACAGAGGCTCCTAGAGCCCGTTACGCCTACGCAGTCAATCAGATTTAGCTTATCCTTACCGGGTGCCAGCCGCAGCCCGCGGCCAACCATCTGTGTATACAATGCATCCGACTTGGTAGGCCTGGCAATAATAACCGTCTCGACTCGCGGAATGTCTGTGCCCTCGGTAAAAACCATGCAGTTTACAAGGCAAGGGACGGTTCCGTTTGTAAGTCCGTCAATTAATGCTTGACGTTCTGCTGGAGGCGTTTTCCCGCTTACAACGGCCGCGCCTGGTATCCGTTTTGCAATTTCATTCGCCTGCTTAACAGACACGGAAAATATAAGTGTGGCGCCAACGGCCATGCCCTTGTACGCTTGCGCGATTGCATCCGCGGTCCCATCCATTGCTTCCGCCAGTTCTCCAGGCGCATAATCATCTCCGGAAACTTTTACGTGGCTCAAGTCATATCCGATTTCAGCACGGCGGCAATAAATATCAGATAAATATCCTTGTTGAATTCCCCATTTCAAGTCACGTTCAAATATGATGCCTTGAAACACGTCATCCAGCCGGGCCGAATCTCCGCGGTTCGGCGTTGCTGTAAATCCAATTATTTGTTTCGGCTCAAAATAATCTAAAATCTGTTTGTAACTTTTTGCAGCGGAATGATGTGCTTCATCAACAATAATCCGTTCAAAGTCATCTGGCCTAAACTTGTCCATGCGGTGTGCCATGGTTTGTACGCTTGCGGACACAACCGGTTCTCCGTGACTGTGCTGCGAACCTAACTCAATTCCATAATCACAGTCATAATATTTTTTAGGCTGTGTCACTAATTCACGTCTGTGTGAAAGAATAAGTGTTCGCCCATCCCGTGGCAGATTTGCAAATGTAACAGTCTTGCCTAATCCGGTAGCCATAACTACCAGCCACTTCCCAGGACCAGAGCGAACAATCGAATCAACACATTCTTTTTGATATTCACGCAAATGTATATTCATGCAAAATATAAACCTCCTTCGTGTATCCCCACTGTTTCCACTGCATACCCACATAGGTGGGGACGCTGAAACCCGCACTACTATGCGACTTTTTAGCCAAATCCCCACAATCCCCACATAATCTCCCCAAAGCCCTATAGGGGAAAAATATTTTTTGAAATATTTTAGAAAAATATCTCTTATAAATAGCACGTGTGTATTGCGGAAACAGTGGGGATTGTGGGGATTGTGGGGATTATAATTCTAATAAGAAATTTTAGTTATCAAAAGGCAAGTCCTCTTTTGCTAAATCATCGTCAAAGCTGTCCATGATTACAGCGATACAACGAACATTTGATACTCCATTTACACGTTTCATGATGGTATATCGTTTAGATGACTCACCATTTTGTAACTTTATTTTGCCGTTTTTCTTCATCCACGCCTTAACTGGCTTGGGGTCGTACCCCTCATTTCTGCATATTTTATCAAAAATGGATGAAATGATATACGCTGTGTCGCCCTCAATAACGCCGTAAACGTCGTTATAATCTCCATCTGGATGTACGCGCATTTTGTTTGCATTCTGCGCTACCCAATCGCAAATGTATTCATATCCGCGCTTACCAACATTCACTTCATCCTTTGTTGCCAGAAATTTTGAAATTTCTTGGACTGTCAACGCTTGCCCATCTTGGAAAATCCAGTCTGTCGCAAGCTTGTCCGCGGTCAAAATGCATGCTGCTGCCATAGCCTGCTTCTCAGTAGATTCTCCTTTCAAAAGCTGATTGAAAAAATCATCATAAACCTTTTGAGCAACTTCTACATTTACACCGTTATAGAGATTATCAACAAACATTTTTCCAGCATGTCCATAACTTCTATGCAGCAAATTAACTAACGTGTGGCCGTCTGTAATGATGGGCTTGTCAGGCGAACATTCTATACTAATAACACGATTTATCGCGCCTGCGCCGCTGCTGGATGCCGTAAGGGGTGTTTCGCCGGTTGTAATAATGCAGTTGGCCCATGTGGGCGTTACGTCAATTCCACCCGTCTTGTTCCCGCGCGTTCGTCCACGTCCTTCAGACAGCAAATATACAATATCGAATTTATTCCGTCCGTGAGAATCTTTTAATAGCTGCAGTTCATCAATCATGTATGGGCAGTGATTAAAGAACGCTGCTGTACGTTCCAAACCAACTTGCGTTGCGTTGAAAGTTTGTATGTATGCGTTGCCCTGATGGTCTGGATTTCCCCATACAGAAGCGGCACACATTAGTGCTACTGTCTTTCCGCTGCCAGATTCGCCGGACCATATGTGCACGAAAAATGGATTGATATGGAGAGGAGAAACTAAAACACTGGCAAATGCTGATGCTATTACAATACGCAACTCTACATTTGTACCCCGTAATCCTCTGAATAGTTTTAACCAACTTTCAAATTTTCCATAGGGCTGAATTGAATTGTACGCATTTTTATAATCGTTATCGTCAAAAGTCACATCAGGTATATATGGTGAAAACCCTACACCCGGTATCATCCCAAGCCGACTGACTGACTCAACTTCTGGTATTAAGTCCATGTTTAAGTTTTCCAGATTGAACAAATAGTCTACTAGATTTTTTGCTGTTTCAGATGTGACAGAAATTCCAAATGCAACTAAATCAACTATTTTTCGTGCGTTTGCAATTACTGATTTTGGAACTATCCTGCGTTGCCATCTGTGACATTTTGAATAAGCAAGTTCAACTTTCTGTTCCCCAGTATCAATGTCAGTAATAATTTTTGTAATCGTAATAGGGCAGGCAGAAGCAATTATTGACTCGCTGTTTTTACCTCCATCTTTATACACTCCGCTATCTGTTGCTTTCCAAACTCCAGAGCGCAATTCTATTGGCTGCCCGGAGAAATTTGTTTTTTCACACATATCAATTACTTTTGATTGGTTTTTGGGCTCTGATTCCTTAACAAATGAATTCCAAAGTTTATTGAATCTTTTTACTCCAACTGCATTGGCATTTTTAGCAAGTTTGTTATATGCTATATTTCGTTCAAAGTCAGAATCGATACTCAAAACTTTTTCATAAGGCGCTGGGGTGTCAAAGTCTTCTGCTTTATAGTTGAATTTCATATTCTACCTCATTTTTAAGCCTGTACCAACCCACCCACCCGGCTCAAAATTACTGCTTAGAACGGTAGATCGCCCTCGTCAGGAAGCGTCTGAAAATCTCCCTGCTGCTGCGTCTGTGGCTTGTCATTAACTGCCAGAGGCTTGTCCTTCGGGATGTCTAACTCTTCAATGCCTTTTGTCGGGACGAACCTGTAAGGCTGTGATTTCCAGCCTGTGCGGCCGTTGTATGCCCATTCTGTACTGCGGAACCGCACGCCAACTTTCTTTCCTTTTAATGTTCCTTCATCCCAGTTCCATTTGTAACCTGGATTACTAGATTCGATAGCTTCAATAATTCCTTTAAAAATCGCGGCTGTGCGGCGTGCTTGGTCAGAATCCTCGTTGGTTGGGCAGTAGGGGCGCAGGCAGCCTTTCCACTTTTGGTCCCCCCATTGTGCTTGACTACGATAATCATTAGCATAAAAGCCCTTAAATTCACCCTCATCAATATCAACACTGATTTCCAGCTTGTCAAACTTTCCATTTTTCCCATCATATGTAACTATTTTTGCACCCATAATTTTGCAAATGTAGTTGCCTGCCGGGAGCGTCTGCGTTTCTCCGGATGCCGCCTGTATTTTGTCCCAATCGTTATACTTCTGCATTATTAGTACCTCCAAAATTGTAATATTCGCGGATTACTGCATCCACGGCTTTCAAATCGTTGTCAATCAAATCACTTTCAAACATTTCCAGCGGCGACTTGGATATATCGCCCTCGCCGCTGCTGTGCGTGCGGAAATAATACTTTCCGGATTCCACATAGGTATGTAGCGTGATTGACGTCTTACCTTCGACACATAGTTTTTCGTGTACCAGTTTGCCAACCGTGCGAGGCGTTTCATGTCCTGACTCATCGCGCTCAATATGACTCATCAGATACAAAATGCAATCTTCTGGGAGCTGTGGCGCAAGGTCAAATAGGCTGCTATAGTTGGCTGCCATGTCTGTGAATTTTCCGTACCCAGTTTCTGACGACCGGCGCATAAATTCATCTGTCATAAGGTATTGAATATCATCCAGAACAATAGACTTGATTCCGTGCTTTGACGCCGCGGAAATGGCACTTTTTGCAGCATTATAATCATTTGTATTGTATGATTTAAGCTGTGTGCGGAAAGGCAGTGGCTTTTTAGCAACGTTGATAATTGCAACTTCGCCCGGCTGAAAGTTTCGCAGGGAAGTGGTCTTTCCACTGCCGGAATCTCCGAGAATTAAAACGGATATGCCCATTTATTTTTCCTCCTCACCTAATCATCAGCCGCGGCGCTCCATCCTGCAAAGCAGCGCCCGGAATCTGTTCACCTGACTGTAACAACGTTTTCAAGGCAGCCTTGTCCACATTAGTTTCCTTGCTGTAGTCGTAAGGTTTCCACACACTTTTACAGCTCTTTAACGCACCAATGTTAGTGATTACAGCACGCTGTGACGGCTTTCCAACAGTGATTTTGTTGCGTGCAGTTTCGACTTTCTTCTGCTTAGCAAGCTGCATAGCTTGTCTTATATAATCTTTCAGCCGGTCACGCTGGTGCTCTTTAACCTTTTGACGTTCCGCCAGTGCATCTTTTTCCACCTTGATTGCCGCAGCTTCGCTATCTAGCTGTTTTACAATGCAGGCGCAGTTGTCTATTTTTTCGGTAATTTCCCCGGTCATGCCCTCGAGAGTATCAGAAATGGCTTCCTCTGGGATGCCCCCGGATTCAATAGCAGAGAGCAGCTCTATGTATTGCCCGGTCAACTCATATAATGTATTCATTTCGTTTCTTCCTCCTGGGTTTCGTCTGTCAGAGCATATTTGTACTGGCGGCCGTTTGATTTAAAGTGAA